CTGCTTCTTCCAAGGTCCGCGAGTGCCTGCTGTGCTTGTTGCCCACAACCTTGTCGCCGGAAGATCTCTTATCAGATAGTCCGGTGTAAATCCAGTTGGTGGCTGCGTAGATCATTCCACTGTGCCCGGCCCCGGTATCTGCATAGCTAATCAGAATCAAGTACGGTCGCAACTTGGATAGTTCCCGGATGCTCCAGGATATAAATCTGCTCTCAGAATTCTTAGGGCAACGATCGTCGAGCCATAGCCTGTTCAACTCGTACACCCTGGGCGCGTTCTCTTCCCCGCATATGCCTCTGCATAGATGGGGCGACGCTGGCTTGCCGAACGAGATTACTCCCAGCAGTTCACTGCCATGGAAGCACCCAAACGACCAATTGCAAGGCACGGCCCGGTGCGCGTAGTGGTTGGCAACGACTACTTCATTCATCGTCTTGGACCCTATGGACCTGAATTTAAGTTGGAGCGCAGAGGTAGGAATTGCACCTCCATCGTCCCCTTGGAATAGGGGAAGCTCTACTATTGAGCTATCTGCGCGTAAACTCACCATGTCCCCATCTCGTCGATGAACGCGATCGTCTTGTCCCGGCGATCCTTCAGTACTGCCAATAGCCTGTCGGTCATGTCGACCTCGGACAACATAGAGTTTCCGCCTATGCAACTCCCGCACCTATTGAGGTAGGTCAGGATCTTCGGCTTGTTGCTAGCATGCTGATTTATCTCACAGATTCCGTAGTCGTTCCCGGACCTATAATACTTGCCCGGGACCATCTGCTCGAACGTCAACTCACCTTCCTCTTCAGCGTAATACTTCATGGTTTCCTCCAGTACATTTTCCACATAAACACGGTGCATAATATTAAGCAAGGACTGAGTAGGATTAGCTCTGACATACAACCTCCTTCTTCCACTCTGTAACCTTTAGAATCGATTGGGCCTCGATGCCAAGGTAGAATTGAATTCCCTTTGTGTCCGTGACAAACCGCTTGCCCTTGTTAACTCCGTCGAGCACCTCGAAGACAAACGACTTAGTCGCTCTTCCCCTGTACCCGCACAGGCGAGCAGTTCCCTTGGCAGTTTTGAACTCCTTGGTCAAATGCTCCTCCTTCAGTCCGTCGAATCCATGGCGAACAATTGACCGCAAGTCTGCCAACTCCTTGGTCACGATATCCCCGGTGGAACTGATCGATCTGACCTCTAGCTTGAACGTGGCAGTGTCCGGGTTGTAGGTGCAATTGCCAAGTTGCAGATTGAATTCCTTGTTGCCGTTGTTTAGGTCCTGGAGCAATGGCTCAATCTGACTGCGAATTTTATTTAATATATCTTTGTTGATCATTTGGATTCTCCCTTGTTTGTTAACTCATAATTCTTAAACGCCACCACCAGGTCAGACTTTTCCTGGTGTGACAAGTTGCAGAACTTCGCCAGCGCCCGGATTCTTTCCGAGTTTGAGTTGACGTAGTTTACGAATAGTTTTTCAAATACTTTGCTTTTGGTTGTTTTGTTCATGGTTTTATTCCTCCTTATTAGGATATTACCAGCCCTGCTTCGATGAGTGCCTTGGCCGTCCGACCGTAGCTACCCTGTAGCGACCAAGCCAGTCCAGTGCTGACTAAGCTCTGGAATAGTTCGATCACCTCTGATTCGTTTAGTTCTCCGTTCTCGTAGGCTATGATTTGATTGATGTTGTTCATGTTGTTGGGTCTTTCTTGGTTAGGGGTTATTGATCTTCCGCATCTACAATTGCCTGTGCATCGCTTCGGTCTGCACCTAAGTCTTCTAATTCCTGCACTCGCTCTTCCCAGGTGCGAACGACTTTAACCGCGCTCGCTTCGGTTTGGGTTGTGGTGTTGCTCATGTTTAGAATTTAACCTATCCGCTGGGTTATGTCTACAAGTATTTTCAATACAATGCGTAAGTTGTTGATATTGAATGAAATACTTTTTCTAAAAACCTGGTGCCGGGACGCGGTAAACCTCGCCGAACTGAGATTTATCCTTCAGCAACTTCCCGGACTTAACAAGGCGCGTGAGATATCTCGAGAGTGTTCCTCGCGGAATTCCCATCGCAGGATCTGCTTTCTCCCACACCTCCTTGAACGATGAGCCCTTCTCCTTGTCAACGCACGCCATCACTTCGTCGTCCTCGTATGCCTTCTTCGATCCTTCGGTTGGGCGCGCGTCGTCCGGATTAAATTCTGCTGTGCGCTTCATCAAGGGGAATTCCCACTGCACACAAAACGGATCGATCGGAGAGAAGTCTCTCATCGTTGGTTCAACGATCAGTACATTCTCTTCCTTGTGCGGATGCATAACGAAGATGCTGTCCGGGTCTCGGGCAAACACTGTGCTGCCTGACATCTTATCAAACCCTGCTCTGTTGCCGTGGCCCTTGCTGAAGTGATGCCCGAACACGACGCTCGCGTTTGTCTCTACTGCAATGGAATCTACCTCGTTCATCAACGTAGCCATTTCCCCCGCTGAATTTTCGTCTCGCTCTCCGTATAGCTTGTAGATCGGGTCGAAGCATATCAGTCCGAACTCTCCGATCCGCAGCTGGTCAATGATCTTAGGCCGCAACGCGCTCAGGTCAGCTGAGTGTCCTCGCAAGTTCCAAACGAATAACTGGTCGTTGGGGATCTGAATTCCCAAGGCCCGGCACACCGATCTGATCCGCTCGCGGAATGAGTACTGCTGGATCTCAAAATTAATAAACAACACCCGCGTCTTGCGAGTAGGCATCTCCCAAAACTTTGTGCCCGACGCCACACAGATCGCCAACTGCAACAGCGTCCATGTCTTCATGCTCTTGCTAGTCCCGCCTAGGACCATCTTGCAACCGCGGTGAAGGGCTCCAAAGATAATCTCCTCCGGCTTCTCAATCGCCAATTCATCTAGGGCGCTAGCCTCCATGATGAGCGGGAGGTTCCCACTTCCCCATGGCTTGCTAGCCCCGGCCAGGATGTTCCTAATATCTTCCGGGCACGCGTCCTGCTCCTCCATCGCACCGAGCGCCTTGAGCGCAGCTGCGTGCATGTTCCGCATCCGGGTAGTCTTCCGCAACCTGGGCAACCAATAGTCCATCTTGGAAGCGGAAGTAATCGAGCCCGACATAATCTTTAGACTGAATTCGTGCACATACTTTGGATGCTCCTTGCCGACAAACTCGCCCATGGCGACAGCGTCAGGTGGCACGCCATCCCTCAACCCCCGGGCGACGCACCGGGCTACTGGCTGGTAGTAGTTGTGTGGGTCGAGGATCTCAGCCTTGTTCCTGTCTAAAATAATTGGGTCGGTGAAGCATGCCGACAGCACTGCCCACTCAGCCTCATTGTCCCGCGGTGGTCCGTAAGAGTCTTGGTTCATTGTGGTTGCGTCCCCCACATATCCTTCCAAACGGTCTTGCGCATTTGCAGAATCACTCGCCACACATTGTCAGGGAAGATCCAGCACTTCTCGACCTGGAACTGTTCTGCCAGTTTCTTTAGTTCGTTGGGCACCTCAGACTTGTAGTCGTCTAACTTCATTTAGTTACCCTTCCTTGATTGGTGAAACTTTCGGTTCTCATTTTCACTGCACTTCTCGGGCGTCAACTTCTCTAGGCGCCGGACTACGTCACGGTGATCCACGTTGGCCCCGGCAGCCATAAGCCATGTAGCCATAGGTTCACCGCGTATTGCGCGGACTAATTCGTCCGACTCGATGTAGCTTTTGTATCCGTCTCCGTGTCCCGAGTTGCGCCTCGGCTTGGCTATTGATACGAGTCCGGACAGAATCTTTCTGCGATTCAGTAGTTTGATATCTGAGATCATCTGCACGACGACCTCTCCTGCGAGTTGCCTATACCTTTCGGTCAGGTCTCCTTTTGCGAGTCTGGTGGATTGCATTGTGGGGTTCCTTTCGTTGGGGTTGTTGTCTTATCTTCTACAAAACATCCTGTCAACATGTCCAGCTTATATCCGTTTCCGTGCCAATGATCGTAGAGCATGGAGTTAATTATTCTTCCCTTGTGCCCGAACTCCTCCGGGAACAGGCTCCCAGGACGAATCCCTAGATCTTTCACCAGAGTCCCAAACTTGATCGCGGTCAGCTTATACATTTTCAATTCTATTTGTGGGACATGAGATGCATGAAGATCGGAGTCTGCTCACCCACATACGATCCGGCAATGTTATAATCAAAATATTCGTGAGCCTCATCATGGTCCATGCCATCCTTCATTAGCTCCTGGATGATCTTGTCAACGTCGTACACGGCGCACAACAGCCCATCAAATGTTCTGCCCACCCCCACAACCGCGCAGTCAAATCCGTCGGCAAACATGATGCCTTCAGCTTCTTCGCCAAATGCGTCGAGGATTTCGTCCCTTATGCTCATGCTGTCTCCTCCCCGACCACATCGTCCCAGGTCGCGTCTTCACCGTGCCATTCTTCGCGCTGTCCGCGCAGCCACTTAGGCTTGTCGCCTGGGGTGGTAAAGCTCGACTCCTCCCACAGCACGTTGTTGCCCGGGACAGCAGTGATCCTGCCGTTGTTTAGCTTAATGAAATGGTGAGACTTGGTCTGCTCCGGGGCCATAGAGAATCCGTCTCCGTAAGGTTCCGCGGTAAACATGTAGCGCCCGACTTCCCATGTCTTCTTGCTAGCGATCCACACCCGGCACGATAGGCCCATCAGATATTCGTATTCGATCGTCGTGAAGTTCCACCCAAAACAGTCCCACCTCTGCGCGTCGTTCAGATCCCAATCGGCAATAGCGATCTCGCCGTGAGCCAGTGCATGCAGTGGAAGTCCGCGGTAGATTGCCCCACACTTCAACATGACAGTGCATCCCCAGGCCCGGCCAGGGATCGCGGTCAGCCCGAACCAGACAGCGTCATCTATCTCCTGCTTCTCTCCGTCCGACACGAATGCCATGTCGACCTTGACGTATAGGTGACGCGGAAGATTGCAGGCGTGAGTCATTTTACTTCTTCCAAGGCAACTCGCTTTTAACCTTTTTCCAAACCGACTCGTCCTTATCAAGGCTAAGAGACCAGTTCATGACCCTGTTATAGATTGAATACCCATATCCAAACCGCATGAACGTCCTTGAGATCAAGTCTCCTATCCAATAAAAAGTCCAGGCAAGTGCTCTCATTTGTTTAGCCTGTCGCAGTACATGAGGAGTACACCAAAGACAACCATCCAAAACATGATTACAAAGAAATCGCTCATCGCCACTGTCCTCCTGTAAGCCAGGCGACCAGCACCCACCTGGAGCCAAAGAATACTGGAAGCGCCTGGTGCCTGATGTAGGTGGGGAACATCGTTGCCGATCCCCGCTTCTTAACATCCTTCGCGTTGTGCAAGTCGCACTCAACCCTGAGCCCTCCTCCCAGGAACTCTGATGGATCTGATAGGTTGATCACCATCGTTAGCTTGCGGTCGCTACCGTCGAAGCAGTCGAAGTGTGGTAGGAAGAACTGCCCGGGCCTGTAGCGCAGGATCTGCAACTGCTGAATTCCGGTAATGTCCAATCTGTAATGCTCTTCGTTTAGGTCCATGGCAACACTCCTGACAACTTCGTATAGCCACTTGTAGTGTTCCGCGAACGGTACCCAGCACGCTGAACATGTCCTGGTGTAGGAAGACCTGGTCGTGCCGTCCTTCTTCATGACGTGAGATCTCCTCATGCCTATGACCTCGGCATCATCGCGAATCATATTGCACTGCCCCTGCGTCAACACGTCCGGCTCGCACACTGCCGTAAGAATCTTTTGTTTGAACTGGCTCATTGCGCCATCTCGTTCAGTGCAGTTTTCAAAGCGTACTGGAACAGGGCATCCTTGTCGCTTGCGATGTGGATACGCCCGGCCTCAACGATTGATTCGTAGACGTCCTTGTCCACGTCCAGGCCCAACTCATAGCAGACAACTTTCTTCTCAGAAACAATTCTGATTAGATCTTCTTTAGGTTTGCCTGGATTTCTTTTGTCTTTGCCAGGATATCTTCTGGCTTGATTGACTTTAGAACGTTGCACCATTTGGGGTCTCCTTGTATTGCGTTGACCGCGTCTTTGCATTTGTCCTTGGGCTGCTCGTACACCGAGCATGGGGCGTGGGGACAAATGTTTTGCGGGAACAGTGGCTTGACGTACTTGTAATATTTCGACGTGTGCTCAGGTCCGTATGGTCCGTACAGTCCAACGGTCGGCGCGTCGAATATTGCAGTCATGTGCATGATTGCCGACTCCGGGCAAACTGCCATGTCGCAACGCGCGGCCAGGTGCATTAACGACCTGACGTTGCGCAATCTTCCCTGTAAATTGATTAGCCTGTTATGCGTGATCGACAGCGGAGGATCATCGTGACCAACCGCTACAACGCTCCAATCCTTGTTCTCTTTCAGGAATGACTTGATGAACAGTCCTGCCTCGTAAGTTGGGTAACTCTTCCACAGTGAAGATCCGCTGATGCTGTAAAGCAGGAACGGTCCGGCAACATCAAATCCAACAGTAGCAAGTTCATGCTGATCCTTCTCTAGCAACTTTGCGTATGGCTTCTTAAATTCATCGTCCACATCTACACCCCAGGATCTGTAGACGTAGTCGTAGACGTTTCCGTCCAGGTGCGCAGTCTTTGACAAGATATCGTCTAGGCAAACGTGGCCCTTGTATGACTTCCACGTTGCAATGGTTGGAGCTAGTGGTAATGCCCTTACCCCGGCGAATCCTTCCCACAACGGTAAATGACGCTGCGGAACGTATGCGTCAATCCTTCCGTCTCCCTCGTAGTGTTGCATTGCCCTGGCGATGCCCATGGCGATGAACTGATCTCCAATAGCTCCGCCCCGGTACAGGGCCGCGTATCCTCCGGAGGCGCAACCAACCCGGTACGGAATTGTGTACGCGTCGGCATGTGTTCCGGGCACTCCGCGGACCTCGTCAGGAACTACGATCGAGTCGTGAGGATGGTGGAGTCGATCGTCCAACATCATGGGATCTTTTAGGGTCAATATTCTCATGGCAACACCTTGTCCATTTCCTCAATCCACTTCGCGCGGTCGTCTCCGTAGATCCCGGCTGCGTGTGGCATGAATCCGTCCGACTGCTTCTTGTCCTTTGGCGTATTGATCTCCATCGCGTTCCACTCCCAACTCAGGAACCGAATAGAGTAACCGAGCATTCTGGCCCGGTAGTTTGTGAAAGTCTGCTCAGGGAAAGCGAACGGTGCGTATACGAAATTTCCCCAGGCCCCGGCATGCTGTTTGTCGCACACCATGACCCCGGTGTTGAAGTAGCCCTGGGTCCACTTGATCGATCCAAGCATTGCCTGCGATAGGATCATCTCGTTCGCCCGGCCCCAATGCAACTGGTCTCCGTGAGGGGCGTCGGCACAAGCGTAGAAGTGTCCGTGAGGGAAAGTCTCAAATGGGTTTACGCACTCGCGCGAAATTAATACATCGCTGTCAACGAACAGAGTTCTGTCGGCATTCTGCACTGCGTCGACTAGCGACATCTTGGCTAGCAGTCCGATCGGCTTCTCTGGCTTAATGACTACAAGATCTGCGTCCCAGCGCTTCGACGCCTCTTTTATCCTGGGGAGGGAATGCTTCTCAAACCATTCCGGCAATTGGCAACTAACCGTTACTATTTGCTTCTTCATGAATCCCCGCCTCCTTAATTGCCTTCGCCAGCCCCTCCGGGACAATTTCAATCCTCCCGGTAGAATCAAAAATATCTCCGTTGGAAGTCACCGCGTAGTATCTTTCACCCCACTGGACGTAGATCATGTCGCCTTCCTCTCGTCCATGAATCTCTGAATGATCTGATGCAGTCGATAGTTTTCCCATGACAGATACTCCATAATGCGCTCCACCCTTGTCGACTCGTCCTTGTGGAGAAACACTGCGAGCGGGTCTTCCCATGTTGTTGTCTTCGGGCCGATATGTATGCTGGTGCTATTTGTTGTCACGGATTTTGTCAATTTTTTCGATTGCGATCATGCTGATCCAAACTACTGGTGCAAGCACAATCACGACAGTTGTGATTAGCCCAATCAGAAATATCAACTCAATGATGCGCCCAGCCATTAATGTATCTTCCCTTCCTTGGCCTTGTAGAGCGTGAACACGGCTCGGACCAGTGCTCGCTCTAGGTGGTCAATACAAGTTTCGCCGGAACTATCCGGAGAAGACGTGTTGCCATCGATCTGTTGCATTGCCCGGGTCATGTGGGCAATTGCCCTGTCCGAGTTGTAACGGAGCGAATTCTTGTGGAACCACTCTCCAAACCTGGACTTGTTTGACCCGCGGTTCATGATCTTTCTGATCACGTTGCTCGCATGAGTAGCCACGTCTTCGATCGTCGGTTCTGTATGCTCTCTGACCGGGAGCCCCTCCTGGAGCTCTCGAACTGCTGTTCCTAGCGAATTAATTGCATCCATTATTGATTCTGTACTCATGTTAGCAGTCCCACTTTCTGAGGCTTTTATTGATACGACTGTTAGGGTCCCGGGCAGTCTTAGCCGAGGTCAACTTCTTCTTCATGCCCGACATTCTTGCGCAAAAAGATTTGCGTCTCGCAGCCGAGGTTTCAGATCGAGCGGCCTGCTTCCTGCTGACCGGGGCCTTTAGGTTTCCGCCTGTAGACCGATTGTAGCTACGACGTCCGGCTTCATTTAGCCCACCCTCCGGGTTTTTCCCCAGGGCCCTTTGCCATGCTGGACTATCTGCCATAACCAATCTCCTTCGCAGTTAGTTTTGACCTCTCAAACGCCTTCGCAGTTGGAGCTCCCTTAGAGCCGGGTTTTCTCATTTTCTCTTTCGAGCCAGCTTTAATCCTGGCCCTCTTCTTATGTATATTTGCGTATAGTCCTGGTTTCATTTTTATTACTCCTTTTGTTAAGCCACGCCTTTAGGTTTGAATTTCTTGTCAAAGCACCACAGTGCCAGACAGTGCTGAAAAGCACTCCAGCCATCTTCCAACTCCTGTTCACTCCACTTGTAAACAAACGGAGCGGACGGAGTCTTCGACGATAGTATCACCGACATGCAGTGCACTTCCTTACCAAGGGCCTTCCTATAGGCCCCTAACTGCATAGCGTCGTGCGGGTACACCGGGCGCCTAGATGCTGTCACCTTATCCGGGTCGAACGATCTGTTCTTCAGATCGATTAGGCAAGTGCCATACTCGGAGTGATCGATCAGCGCGTCCGCCTTTCCAGCGTATCCCGCACCGACCAGCACCTTCTCCTCCCAATGCGCCTTGACGACCTCGGAGTTGATCCACTTCACCATGTGCTCCGCGAAGGGAACAAGATCCTCACGGATGTGTATATCCGATGTAGATACAGGCTCCTTCTTCTCGCGCAGTAGTGGTAGCAATCTCTCCTGGACATCGTGCATGGAAGTACCATGGTTCGACGCCTTCTTGGTCACTGCCTTGCTCAACTCCTCAATCACTGAGGCCCAATCTTCCAGGGACTCCCCGGGAAGTCTCGGGCGCTCGTCGGCCGCAAGTAGGCATTGAGAAATTTTCCATGCGTTCAGTTGGGGGGCGTCCTTCACTTTCATCACTGAAGTGACCGACGGAAGCAAATCAATTCCCTCCTTGGCTAGCTTCCTCACGTCCCGGAGCGTTGTTGGACGATCGCGCCCTTCAGCGTCCGGGACAGTGTGGTAAGCCTCTCCATCGGTCGAGTACCAGTGCGCGGAGAATTCCGCGGACACTAGCCTCGTCGGCGTTTCTGAATGAGTAGAGAGTTCCAGCGCCATTAGAACGGTGCTCCGTCGTCGGTCGCCGCGGTCGATTTGACTCCACCGAGCTCTTTCGACAGAAGGACTTTTTCCTGCAGCCACTTCGGCAAGTTGGTAAACTCGCCACCCTGGCCCTGCTCAATCTCATACGAGATAAGATTGTTTACGCGCTCAGGAACGACCATGCCCTTGGGCAATTTGGATGCCGATCCGATCGCAGCGTAGGTCTTGCCGGAGGTTTGACTAACCTTGTGAACTACGTTTAGCAGTGCCGACTTCCCCAGGAAGTCAGTCACCTTGAACGAGGCGAGTTGCTTCGCGTTGAGCGCCGATCCGAGCCAGCCTTCAACGAACTTCCGAAGCGACGCCTTCGGTCCGATCGACGCGGTAAACTCCGCGGAGCAGACCAACGGCTTTTTGATGATGGTGACCTTACCATTCTCGACTTGCTCGAAGTCGTCATTCTGATCGCAGATCTCAAACGCGATCCGGATCTTCTTCAACTCCTTCGTCTCGCCTTGGTAGGTGCTCTTTTGGGTTCCCATATCAATTACCGAATAGCAGATTGCAGGATGCGCTCCCGCTTCTACAATCGGTCTTTCTTTTGTGCTTTTCTCGCTTAGTACTAATGCCATATATGTATTCTCCTTTATGGTTTATTTGGGTTTATCTGAGGTGAAGTTTGATGAATGTCTTTTGCGTGTGCGATTGCTGGCGACACGATCGGAAGACTATTATTTACTAAATTGATCCAATCTTGGAACTTCATTGTGACGTGCCATCCTGTTTGATTTCTTCGATGACAGACGATAGGTGTCTTACCAGTTTTTGAATCGTTGGTAGACTGTTGCATCCAGTCGTAAATTTTGGTTTGCTGGCAGTACTTGACCTCGACGTGGAAGGGCCAGAATTCTGATTCGACCAGTACGTCACTAGCTCCGCCATCCGGAGACCCGCAGAATTGCTGGGCGCGCCTAGCCTTCCATCCAGCCTCACTGAGCAGGCTTGATACCTCGCGTTCACCGCGTTTCCCCTTGTTGCGTGACATCTTTCCTCCGCCCATGGTGACCTCCTTGTTTCAAGATCACCGGACTCTGCCGAGACACGGCATTCGAGTCAATATATTATTTTAGGGGAATTTTAATTAGCTTGACTTGCTATATCTTCGACAAACTCATCCAGGCAATTGAATCTTCTGGAGAGGCGCAACGCGTAGCCTTCATTTTCTTTGAATCAAATACCCACAGCAGATCCTTGTCCAGCGCAACAAGGAATATTAGGTCTACGCACTTTCCGTACTTGCGCTTATCAACTCCGCGCCCTGTGCTGAACTTGTAGCTAGGGCCCCTTCTTCCACTCAGATGCAACCTGGGAGCACCGCAAGACTTGACCTGGATTCTTTTAAATGTGCCGTCTTTCTCGGCGACAATATCGTACCCGGCATTGTCCTCAAATGGGGTCAACACATTCCACCCGGAAGCGAGGAGTCCTGCAATTACCCTGGCGACTCCTACTGCTCCTGTCTGACGATTACCCGGTTGGAGCATTACCGAAAAGTCTGTATCTGTTTGAGACTCTATTCTGGAGACCATTGAGAAACTTTTTACGTTCCGGATTCTGCTCCGCAAGCCTTCTCTCGTAGGTCATTTGCTCGACTGAAACGTTTCGCATTACCTCGGATGGGTTCAAACCCTCCAGGGCCTTGAGCGTCTGAGGCCCGAGCGCTCCGTCGTCCTTCACCCCGATCGCGCGCTGCAGGAACTTTGTCGCCCCACCAACCCCGCGGTTAAATGCCAGGTCCTGGAAGAAGGGCCGGTAAGGCTCAGGAAGTTTAGACGTGAAGGGCTTGGTGTATTCCACGACATACCTAGCAGCTGCGTCCCTACGTTCTCCCGCTGGAAGATTCTTTAGCATCTCGGCGGCCGCTGGATGATACTTGTCGTTGATCCCGGCAACCTCGTAGCTCCCGCCCATATCTCCGGAAGGAAGATTGTAGACCATTACGTTCCCGGATTTGTCCTTCCTGGCCTCCATGTCAACTGTCGCCAGGGCTGAGTCGTATTCGTTCTGAGGCACCTTTGGCCCCATTAAGTTCTGATCCTGCATAATATTTTTAGTCACTTGATCCTCCATTGCTCTTTGTGTTGTCTCTGACCGAATGTCGTCCATCGTCGCGGCCGACCGCATACGATCCGACATGGCGACCAGGCGTTGCCCCTTCTCGTCTGTCCATCCTGCCCTCTGTGGCTCCTGCATTGGCCTAGACGCGTTTTGCCTGTCAAATTCCCCGGCCCCAAATGGGGTAAAATTTCTGCTTGCGCTTAGCTCGGGTATCTGTGTTAGAGTATTAGCCATGAAGAAAATCCTATTGTTGGTCGTCTTGTCACTCGGTCACTGTTTCGCCGGGGATATCATCCAGACCGCCGGTGGAGAGTACGCTGGGTACATTAACGGAAGAATGATCACAACCGCATCCAGCACCTACGGAGGTGTGATTCTGAACAGAAAGATGATTGTGGATGCCGACAGTTCCTACGGAGGATTCGTCACAAGGGGCGGAACAGTTATTGACGCGTCCCAAAACACTGCTGGCTTTATCTCCAGATGGAGAGACGTCGACGTCGAGTGAGGTCATTGGACGCCTCTTTTCCTTGTTAGTAGTTTTGCTGGCGACAAGAGCTCTTCTTTAATAGCTCTTTTCTTAACCTCTGACTCTAGATTCGCTTTTGCTGGTCGCCTTGGCTCGTTGCCGACACGTTGAAAACCAGTTGGTCGTTGAGCTTGCTTTCCGCTTTCAATCCCTCTAGCTGACGCCTCATTTCGCGCACTATCCGCGCGTCCGATCCAAGACGCTCCTCGGCCTTCGGTATATCCTGTTCCAGTTCCTGTATTAAAGTTGCCATAATCTTTTTCTCCTAAAACAAGGGTATCATACTTGACCACATTGGCAAAGGCAACCTCTGATTGTGACATAAGATTGTCCGCCAAATCCTGCAGTTTCCCGCGAAGCGCGTCTGCATTTGCTTGCCAATTTTTATCTCCAGAAAACTCGGGAACGTATTGGTATCTCACGCCTATGAATTCATCCGGGACTCCGGCGACCTTTGCCCTTGGATCTACGATCATTGTAAACCCATCAATTCCCGCTTCGGATACTTGTTTGGCGAGCGCGTTAACATCCCCAATTGATCCCTTTTTGCGCAAGTAAATCTCTATTCCGGGGCGAGCATTTGCATTGTCCTCGTTCGGGCCCAGGACCCTGCTCACGAATGCATTCTTCTGACCTGACAACATTGCCTTGGATGCCGTAACCTCAACAAGTTTCGACGGATCAAAATCTGGAGTTACAATAAATTCGGCGTCGAATGATCTTTCGGTTGCGCCCATGAATGCCCCGATCGAGTCCTTAATCTTTGTTGCGATTACTCCCGGAGCCTCTGCAAATGTGTTTCTGATATCCGAGGCAAATGATGCCTGCTGTTCTGCCGTTGGCTTTGCTTTTGGAGTTTCCTGGCTCAATCCAATCACATACCTCGACGGTTGCGTCAGGTCTGCTTCTGTTTCAAATGACCCACCCTCTCCTGTCTTGCTCGTCCAATTGTTCTCGGCCCAAATCTCTTTTTCTAAAAACCACACAATTGCCTGCAGATCAGGAGCGGTTATGTCTTTGAAGTCCTCGATCCCAGATTTTCTCAATTTCTGAACCGCGGACTCAAATACCTCTTGTCCATATCCGAACTGTCCCCCAACCCTGGAAGTGTCCGCCAGAACGTTCCCGCTCACTCCGCCCTCGGCAACGGTTGGAATTCTTTCTAGCCCGGCAGTCCTCTGCAAAAACCTAGCGGCCCAGACGTCAATTGTGGCCTTCAGAGATTGTCCGACAAGATTGAGAGCAAAGTTTCTTGCTTTAGGGGCCTGCCCGGCCTGCACTTGCCTCCATAGGTCGAGCATCGCAATCATTCCATTGTCCGAATTCATTCCAAACAATTTCTGATTTTCCTGGAGGATCATTGGATTCCCCTCCTTTTTATAGTCAGATATTGTCCTTCCGGACTTTACCCATTCATCTACCTTGCCAAGAATTTGATCGTAATCGCCCCTTGTGACCTTGCTCAGGGCCTCGATCCCAAATCTCCAGTTAATGTCTACGGATGTATTCGGGCTAAATGCCCCAAGAAGGTCTGCAAAATAATCAGCTACCCCGCCAAACGACCTTCTCAAGACCTCGTTCATCCCGCGATACCATGTTTTGTGACCAAGTATTTTCTGCGCGTTTTTGTCTCCCGACCTTGCGCGCTCAACAACTTTCATTAATTCAGAGACAACTTTGCTGGAATTATCCTCCACTCTTTTCGCATGCGTCGCAGCAGTGTCTTTCCCTGTGTTTGGATCTTTTTCAAATGAGTATGGAACTGTTTTGAATACAGGGCTTATCTTTGGATCTTCCCCAGCTTTCTTTGGTTTCGAAACCTCTACATCAGCAAGCTCAATTTTCGCCCATCCTGATGCCTGCGGGAATCTTCCCTTGACTTCCCTGACCCTGTTTTCAACCATTTTTTCCTGAGCCTTAACTCCGGACGATAATTTTGTTCTGCCCTCGGAGGCATTTTTAATTATTTGCTTATCTTCTGGCTTGAGCGGAACTCTTGCCATTAGTTCGCGATCTTTTCTGTTAATCTCAAGATTCCTGCTTTCAGTGCTTGTTGCCGGAGCAAACCTCTCTCCAGGGGCCAAGTTCGCAGCCTGCTTCTGGTAGTCGAAGAAGAATCCTGTACGCCCGGTGTCGCGAGAGTTGGCGATGCGGTCTAGGCGATAAGATTTGACCAGGCTCCCAGGGGGGCGCCCTTCGGTGGCGTACATTGGATTGGCGTCTTTGTTGGCAATGTTTGTGATGCCGAATAGGTAGTTAATCGCGTTACGCTTATCGATACCGATCCCTGTCTCTCCCGGCCTTTCGTTGGCATGGTTGTCCAGGTACTGCATGACGTCCTTCTCGTAAGACGCCAGGTCTCCGCCCCACACCTCATTGATCCGGCCCTTGCCACTTCTGGCAAAATCAAGCATGCGACCGCGCAGAGCAGATATGTCCACTGCCTGGGCCAGGATGTTCCCGGCCTTAGATAGGCGCCAACCAAGGAACGCGATCTCGGATTGTCCAACCTTAATGTTGCCTAGTCCGCGCTTAACAGACTGAGCCCAACTCCCATCCTCGCCTGTGCCGACCTTTTGGTACCAGACCGAATATGTCCTACCCCCCTGGCGACTATCTTGAAGGGCCTTGGCTACTTCCTTTGTAAAATCATTAAAACTGTCGAGACTAAAGAATCCCTCTGGGAGGGTATTGCCTCCAACGTATGGCTTGCCGTCAGACTGAATCTTGACGCCAAACTCTGGGCTCCCGCGCTCCAGGACAGCGTCAGGATTGTAGAGGCGCCCAACGTCCGCCACTCTGGCCTTGTCAACTGCCAGGATCGATGCCGGATCTTTAGCGCGCACAGTTCCGTCTGGGAACCTTACCGCAAAATCGTTCTCCTCAAGATTTGTCTTCCTGTTGCGAGTAAATTGGATCGCTGGATTGTTCGCTAAATTTCTGTTCCCTGGCCCCGGTACGAGTGTCACGTCCTTCTGCTTCTCTGCTTTCTCTAGTCCGTCAAGGTACTTGTCGCGATCCCGGAACCATCGGCTTGTGAGCTCCCTCAGCTGTCTGGAAGCAACAAGCGGATTGTCCTTAAAAAGCGTGTCAATATTCGTCGGCTTAGGCCCTGTCGTATCGATTCCAAACTTGTTTAAAAGCCTACCGACCGGGGCCAAATAACCTTCCTGTAACGATAAAAGATTAGTTCCAGGGATGGTTTTGCGTCGCAGGGAGTCAAGATCCTTACCGCGGAACTCGCCAACAAACTGTTCTGCCAGGACCTCGTCGGCAATCCAATCCAGGTCTCCGGCTCCAGGCTCGGACCGCTGAGATCCTTCCCGGAGCTCGTTCGCCTTGGCCCGAACTTCAGCCTCAGTTGGCGCACCTCGTCCCTGGCGCTCGCCTTCCAGAAGTCTCCTGGCGTACTCGTTTCCAAATCTGCGTAGGCCCTCTTCACCATACTCCGACATGACTGCCATCCGTCCTTCGGCCTTATTGATTGCCGGGGACTTCATAATGGCATGCATGATCTCATGCTTAACCGTATCTCCGGACGCTCTCATGTCGTCCATGTTAACCAGGAGTCTTGTCGTGCCTGACTTGTCTGGAATTGCCTTAACAACTCCGGCCGCGTTGATCCCAGCATTCTCGGGCATCATGAACGAGTCTCGACCGTGGAATTCTACTTGGACATCGGGCGCCATCATCTGGAGGGTCGCGGCGTCTAGGAATGGGCGATTATCTTTTCGGACATAGTCGGCAATCTTGTTCACGTCCAGACCAAGATCCGCCTGCCTTGCGAACAGCCTGTTGACGTCACCCTGCTTGGCGAGCGCCTTCTTTGCTGGGATCGTTGCGACTCCCTTGACCGCTCCGCCAATCGTGCCAAGACCGCCTCCAATAACCAATCCCCCTCCGATCCCCTCTTCCTCTCCTCCAGAGGCGACATAGCCCAAGCCTGCGCCGACGGCCGCAGATTTGACAGCGCCCTTGCCTGTCTCCAGGCCAAACTCCGCGGCCCCTTGCGTGATTGGAGAAGATACGATCGAGGTGTTCGCAGCCTTTCTAAGCCACTCCGGATTCTTCTGATTCTTTGCAACGCGCTCCATGACGGTCATCCTGGACGGTCCTGTCATTGCTTCTTCCCCGGCGATGCGTACTGCCTGCGCGCCGCGCTCCACAACCTCCGCTCCGGCCCTAACCCCGGCGATCTTAGCCCCGATTGGGAATGCCCCTGGGATGCCTATCGCGGCCGCTCCTGTGGCGATTGCTCCTGCAGTCTTCGGTGCAGTTACGCCAGGCAGAACGCGCTGAATGCCTTGCCCGACCTTTTCGACTCCAAGATCAATGGCCCCGCCTGTTGCCCGGGCCGCGGTCTCAATCCCCCCGGCGATTTTAGTTGTGGCGCCTAATCCTCTTCCGGCAACTCCGGTCGCCTTGGCTCCTGGTCCAATAAATGGGACTGCGAGCGTAGGGTCTAGGACCATGCTTGCGGCCTCCGCGGCCTTCGGTGCGAATGTTCCCTCCGGCAATCCGATAATGCTTTTGCCTTGAGCCCTTTCAGCGTTCATCTTGTCGATCGCCTGTATCTGGTAGTTCTGGTCGATCGTCTTTTGGTTTAGGTAGGACTTGTAGTCGTCCTGCATGCCAAGTGCTCCAGCCGCCATGAACGGAGCCTTTTCAATAAATTTAGATGCCCCAACTGCCATGGTGCCAAGGTCGACAGTTCCCCTGGCCCCGGCCTCAAGTAGTGTAGCTGGGAGAGAAGGATCGCCCGGCCTTGGCTCGCGCATCGATGCTGTTTTGATTAGTTCCGGGATGCCTTCTTTAATTACAGGGCCAAAATACTCCGCGGCCCCGGTCATTCCCGCCCCAATTCTGCTGATTGCCCCAGGCTCAGTAGCCTTTAGGATAGAAAATTCTTCTTCGCTGGCTATGAATGAAGGATCTGATTCGTCTTGAGATCTTAGGAATGATGAGGTCGACACCTCATCCATGACAGGCCTGGAGTCGACAAATGAAACTCCGCCTTGATACGCGTTGTGGACTAGCGACGCTTCTTCTTGCGTGAACTCAAAATCTGGATTGTCGCGGTACTGGCGCAGCAAATAATTTGCTGCCTCCAATGGGTCCTGGATGATTTCGTCGGCCATGACCGACTAGCGGTTTTGAATTACCTTGCGAGTGCGAGGATCGTATCCGCCGAATCCGGTAGGACTCATTGGACGCTGTGCGGGTTGTTGTGGCATCTGCTGTTGCCCAGCCTGCCCGGCTTGTTGGCCCTGCGATTGATCGTCCAGGTTCGACTTGGGCAACTCAACGGTTCTTCCGGCAATGCTCTTATAGTCTTCAGCCCTTGCCTTCAGTCTTGTCCTCATGCTTTTAATCGCAGCGAGTGTCGTTGCTGTGGTTGGCCCTGTGAGCGGATTATTGAAACCAACAGATACAGGAGTGGTTCCCATCGGAATGGCAAACTTCCTGGCCGACTCGACTTCGCCTTCTCTTGCCACAGATCCAGGATCAAGAACTTTTGCCAGAGATACTGCGAATAGATATGGAATTTGCTTCAGTGTTGCGGACCCCTCTGGGTCCATAGTTTCAAAATTTCCGTACTTTTTAACAGTATTCTCGAGCTCGTCTGCCATGCGATACGCTTCACGGATATTTGACTCGAACGCAAAATCTGCTTGCGTCAATTCTTTGCCTTTAGCAACGAGAGCTTTTTCCCCGGCGTCCGCTACGCTCATCATGATTCTACGCTTCTCGGGGTCCTGCTCCATCATCGCCTTTTCCTTGTAGTATTTAACTTTGTTGACCTGGCGGTCCACATACGCGTCGACAAGTTCTTCCGGAAGTCCAGCGGGAACTACAATGCTTGTGCCGGGCGCTGCCCTTGTTCCTGTCGTCTCTGCCAGCCTATTCATTAGCGCGGCCTGTTCAATCGGATCGGTTGACGCCATGAGCGCCTCGCCAACTCTCCTTGCCTCGCGCTCGGGATAAAGTTTTTCGTTCAAATTTTGCCTTAGAATTTGAACTCGAAGCTGCCGATCCTCATCTTCAGCAGCCTGGCGAGCATCTTCTTTTCTGTATTCTTCGGCCTGAGATGGGAATGGGAATAATGGTCTATCGCTTGCCATAAAATTATTTTATCTTGCTGTCCATCCACTTGCGGATGATGGACTTAATTTTGGGTTTGTTGCGTATCGATTCCGCAATTCTTTCTCCGTACTCAGTGTAGAAGTTTCTTAGATTATCGGACGCCTTGGTCAACATCCATTCTCTGAATTGTAGCCATTTAGGATTGTCGACTCCATAAACCTCTCTAGCTACCCAGCAGAAAATCCCCCCTGTGATTATTCCCTTGGGGGCAACACTACCAATCAAATTTGCGCCAGCATTCAAATAGGACGGAAAGGAGTTAGCATTATTCGAGCTAGCCTGCGCCTGAACCTGGGCTCCGTATGTGCTGGCTTGGTAGTCGGCCTGCGAGCGATAAAGCTGGTTAAACGCATTGGTAAGCTGAACCGGAATCTGTTGATCAACTGCTTGGTAGAAGGGCGCAGCGGTAGACGCCTGCTGATTAAATCCGCCAGGCAGAGCTTGGTTCGCCTGGATGTAGCCCTGCATCGCGCCCTGCTGTTGCGCTGTCCTTGCCTGGGCCAGATTGCCAATGCTGGGTCCTCCGGCAATGAACCCAGCCGCGGCCCCGAGCCTGTTCTGCTGGACGCCTTCACGAAGCAAAAGATCGCGAGCCCTTGCTGCACCAGTAGTTTCGCCAGATCCAAGGAACTGTTGCGCGGCGCCGAATCGGGCCAACTTGCGCTGTTCCCCGGCCGCACCGATCTGAGAAGCCTCCTGGACTGCTGG